CAAGTTGAGAGAGACACCTTAAGGGCAGAGACGACTTACACACTCATCACATAATATTAGAGTTTTTTATTTTAATATTATATTTTTTTTAAAGGTCTCTAAACCGAGTTCTTATATTCGCAACTAGAGAAGGTAAGGCATAAACATATCCCGAAGCAGGTGGCGGACGGAACCGCGAGGATGCACCTCCTATATCTACCCATGACATTAAATAGATTCCGTTTCTAATTGGGGTCAAAAGTTCAGCGACATGTGTCGTCTGGGAAACTCCCGCAGTATCCTGTTGGAACCACTGCGTAACACATTTGGGGTGAATTTGGAGAGAGAAGGTCTTTGCGGCATTTGAGCCGAACTGGCGCATCTCCGCATTAGCGAGAGATGCAGGTGTAAAGGTGGTGATTTGGTCGTCCGTTGAGGTTTCTGCTGGCGCTGTATTTACATTTGCGGGACCATTAAGATAAACACAACCTTTTTTTAACACTACATAATTTTTGCTGTTATTCATATTCTGGAATAGCAAATCATTGAATGCACCCGACCCCGTTGCCAACGGAGTATCGGGGTCACTAGTTAGGACGCTACCTTGAATTGCTGGGTTTGCCCAGACATCTAGGGGGCTGGGCGGAACGATGTCCGCAGGGTCTGCACCTACCCCCCCTTCGTTGTTTTTCTGGCGCACAACTGCCCAATTTATATGACAATATGGCGGGTAGCGCACGGCATCAGAGCCAGTGGCTTGATTGTCCCAATATGCTTGCATTTTCAAATAAAGACCTGAGATATAAACTTTAGAGCCGATGCGTTTATTAGCGGTATTAATGAATTGGTCGGAGGCTGAAGTGTTAGTTACACTTAACGGAGGAATATCTGTGAGATTATAAATACTCACGGAGTTGTCAGTTTCAGGGAAACATTTGTATGTGGCTGCGGTAAAGAATGCAGATTTGTCGTGCCACTTAGTATCTACTTGCTTTTCCATCTTTGCTAACTTACGATGTAAGGAGAGCGCGATTTTTTTTGCGGATTGCTTTTTAAGCGGTTTAGTTTTTTTATGACGGGGAGCCATTATACATATAGTAAATATTATATTTCTCCTAAAAGAACTTAAATAATTATCTTTAGGAATAGTATAATGAAAGAAAATAGTTCCATTAGTTCTAAGGTTTTTGGTAATACTAGTCAAAAACCTAAGCAAATCTCCCCTGCTAAGCATTGGGAATTTACACTGAATAACTACTCAACTAGCGATTTAAAGAAACTGAACGATGTCAATAGTTCCATAGTTCCAATAATAGTGGGACAATCAGAAATAGGGAAAGAAGGCACACCACACCTCCAAGTTCAAGTGTCCTTTGCTAAAAAGGTGCGACCAATCAATATTTTTAGGGAGATACTTGGTCACGCTCGCTGTTCTTTCAGAAAAGTTCGCAATTTAAAGGCTTGCAGAGAGTATTGTAACAAAGATGACACACATGATAAAGTTTGGAGGATATGCCGAGGCTACAAGCGTCCTAGAGCGCTAGCGACTATAACTTATGATATTCTGAACGACTATCAAAAAAGCATCGCAGACCACTTCGCTGAGCCATGCGACCCACGCTTCTCGCGAGATATTTACTGGCTCTGGGAGCCGAAGGGAAATATGGGGAAGACAATCCTATCGGCTTTTTTTGTAGATGAACGGGATGCACTTATAATTTCGGGTAAAAGAGATAATTGCTTTTACGGAGTTATGAAATATATGGAATGTCACGATGGAGCCGGTCCAGATATTGTTATATTTGATGTCCCAAGGTCCAACATAGATTATGTTAGTTACACTGCTATTGAGAAAGTAAAAGACGGAATATTTTTTTCTGGTAAGTATGAAAGCGGTATGGTAAGGTATAACAGGCCGCATGTGGTTATTCTAGCCAATGAGCCCCCGAAGTATGCAGAGTTATCTGCAGATAGGTGGAAAGTATTTCGCTATGGGGATACACTTTCGTAGTGCGTCCGCTCCGCGGGGGAGAAGCGTTTCCTTTGGTCAGGAGACGACAGCGTCGCTCTGCCTTGCGGTGTCTCTCAACAAGTTGAGAGAGACACCTTAAGGGCAGAGACGACTTACACACTCATCACATAATATTAGAGTTTTTTATTTTAATATTATATTTTTTTTA